TTCACAATTTACAGCCCACCGTTTGACAGCCTATTCACTTATTCAAATTCAGACCGTGACATGGGAAACAACAAAAAAGGCGACTTCATTCAGCACTTTGGTTATTTGGTTGATGAGATGTTCCGTATCACTAAGCAAGGCCGTTTAATGGCTGTGCATTGCATGAACCTACCGACTAGCAAGGTAAATGATGGCTTCATCGGGATTCGTGACTTTCGCGGTGAGTTAATCAGATTATTTCAAGAAAAAGGATGGATTTATCACAGTGAAGTTTGTATTTGGAAAGACCCAGTAGTGGCAATGCAGCGCACAAAAGCACTGGGATTGCTACATAAAACAATCAAAAAAGATTCAAGCATGAGCCGTCAAGGTTTAGCTGATTATCTTGTTGTTATGCGTAAGCCTGGCACTAATCCTGACCCTGTATCGCACACAGCGGAAGAGTTTCCAGTTCAAAAATGGCAACAGTACGCTAGTCCAGTATGGTTTGACATTGACCAGTCGCGCACATTGAACTTTAGAGATGCGCGTGATGATGACGATGTTAAACACATTTGCCCATTACAGCTTGATGTAATTGAACGTGCGCTTGATTTGTGGACTTCACCTAATGATTTAGTTTTCAGTCCATTCACAGGCGTAGGTAGCGAAGGTTATAGCGCAGTTCGTATGGGTCGCAAGTTTATCGGTTCAGAGCTTAAAAAGTCTTACTTTGAACAGGCCGTTAGAAACTTGCAAGACCTGAAAAAACAAACTGCTGATTTATTCGCGGCATAGGGGATAAAAGATGATCGACTGGATGCAATTAGTCAACAACCTACGCCATGACTACAAGTCACTAGCAACCGTAGCGCGTGAGTTAAACAGCACAGAAAAGCATTTAAACCGACTAGCGCGTGGTGAAGTGCTAGAGCCTAGATTTAACACAGGCTTAAAGCTGCTTGATTTTCATTTAGACAAGTGCGGTATTGAAAAGCACAGAAAGTTGATTGCATGACTTACATAGACGAAAAAGGCCATAAATGGAATGAGTTCACTATCAGCTATCGTCATGAAATTGACGATATGACATTCACTTTCACTATATGGGCGATAGATTTTGCTGATGCCATAGAGCGATTAGAAATGATTAAGGCTAACGGCAAAGTAGATGGGCAGTTAGTGGGGGTGGTTAGATGAGTTTTGACCATACCTTAAACAAAGCTGTGCCAAATAACTACGAGTTCATGCTAAAACGATTTGCACAACTCGCACCTACCGAACGTTGGCAAGTATCAGTTAGACCATACAAGTCTAAACGTTCCATTGAGCAAAATTCAAGGCTTTGGTCGCTCTATACCGCTATCGGCAATTACATTGGCGAAGATGCTGAAAGCGTACATCAACTTATGGGCTGGAAGTTTCTACGCTATCAAACCGTAGTCAATGGCGAAACAGTAGAGGCGATTAAAAGCACGACTAAGTTAAGCACGCTAGAAATGACTGATTATCAAGATGCAATTGAGCGTTGGGCTAGTGAGATTGGTTTTTATTATGACAACTAAAGCCGAAAAAGAACACATGAATCGCGTTGCCGAACTAGGCTGCATTATCTGTCACCAACCAGCCGAAATCCATCATTTACGCACAGGCATGGGAATGGCACAGCGTAACTCACATTTTAACGTAATACCTTTATGCGCTTTGCATCATCGTACTGGCAATCACGGAACTGCCATACACGCTGGCATAAAAGCGTTTGAAAAAAACTTTGGCACTGAATCAGAACTACTTGAAAGGGTAAATAAACTGCTATGAGAAAACAAATGAAAATACACGCAATTCTAAACGAGTTTGCACAAGAAAATACAGCGCCTAACGTTGCTATCGCAATAGGCTTTTCACCTGAAACTGTGCGTGTATATTCAAACTACATGGTGAAGAACGGACTATTAGAGAAAATTAGTTCGGGCGTTGTAGGCAACACAGGCCGCCCTAAATACGCTTATGTTGCTACTGGATTAGCTTTAACCGATGAAATACTAAAACAGGTACAGCTAGACATTTACTTTCACTATGAAAACATGAAAAAGGCATGGCTAGATAAACAACACGAAGAAAAGAAAAAAGCCATTGTTTACGCTAAATCAATCACTAAAGCAGAGCCAGTAAAAACTCTTGAAAAATCAGATGATGAGAAAAAAGGTATCTATCTGCTATCAAGCAATCCAAGCAAGCACTTTAAAGACAAGTTCAAAGAGCAAAGCCAGCAAGCCATGAAAGAGCGCAAGTCACCTAAAAACTACGCTGGCACAAGTGTTGGGATGGTTTGGTAATCATGTATAAGCGGAAACTTACTTTGCCATACCCTGATAAATCGCTAAATCCTAACCGTAAAAGTGGCAGACATTGGGCGGTGACCAAGAAGGTTAAAGATGCAGCGTTTGAAGCCGCTTACTACATGGCTAGAATCGCCTACGCAAGCGTAACTGTGCCGAGTGAGCCTATCCCATTGACCATAACATTTGTACGCAAGGATAAGCGTTACGTTGACCTTGATAACCTGCTTAGTGCTAGCAAGTCAATGATTGATGGGATAGCGCAAGGCATGAACATTAACGATAAGTTTTTTGAGCCTATCACTGTTAAGCGTGGGCATGATAAAGACAACTCATTCACGATAGTTGAGATTGGATAGGAATTAAATTATGCCAATAAAACCTGAAAATAAAGCACGTTATCCTAAAAATTGGAAAGAAATAAGGCAGCAACGTTTAGAAATTGATAATTACAAATGTGAAAAATGTGGATTACCAAATCATGCGATTGGGTACAGAAATGAATTAGGTAAGTTTGTTATTTTATCATTAACTGGGAAGCCTTCTGATTATGAAGGCCATGCAACTGGTTATAAAGTTTTTATGATTGTATTAACGATTGCTCACTTAGACCATGTTCCTGAAAATTGCGATATGAGTAACTTACGTGCTTGGTGTCAAAAGTGTCATTTAAATTATGACCATAAGCATCACTTACTTAATTCAGCAATAACAAGAAAAAATAAATTTAATGCTAAAGAGTTATTTTAAATATGCCATTACGTGCCAATTCAGCAGAGTGCCGAACACTTACACCAATGAACGAAGATGAAATACACAGGAAAGCTACGGAACTATGGCAGATGACTAAACGTAAGGCATTGGTGGATATATACGACATACGCAATGAAGAATTTAAGCAGCAGGTTATTCAATACGCAGACAAAAAATATGGAAAGGTTAAATAGATGGACTTTGACACTTTAGAGGCTACAAAAGAGCGATTGATTAACTGGCAACGAGCATTTAGGAATCATCCACATTATCGCGTTACAGCTTCACTAGAAGGCCGCTATAAATGCCCTCAATGTTGGGAACAGCCAAAAGTAAACGAGCCGATAGACATTAACGATGCGCTAAAGGTTGAGCGTGTGATTATACGATTGCCTGATTTAAACAAAGCTATCCTAAAATATAACTACTTCACGCCATACATAGCATTGCAAGGATGGTGCAGAAAGAATCGAGTTAGGGCAGACCAGTTTGAGATTGAGTTGGCTAGAAGTATAAATATGGTAAATAACTTACTTCGTTAAAATTAAGGAAAATTAAAAATGAATCATTTAGTAATACATGGAAAAACTTTTGATGAAAATGCAGATTCAGAAAATGCTAAATTAACCATATCTACTGATTTTAATGATGATGACGAACAATTTTATGCAGATTTAGAAATAGAAACTTTTATAACAAAGCAAAAATTAGCTTTATCTATAAATAATTTAGATAATGTAATTGCATTGCATAGTTATTTAGAATACATATTAAAAGCAAATGCCATAAATAAACAACATATAGTTAAATAACGCTTGACCATAACAACATCTTGTGTTATTTTATATTTACAATTTAATTACCGATTATATCGTGATACTTCACCCGATTGGGTGATTTAGCATGAACGGAAAGAATAGAGCCTACATTTAACCAATGTGGGCTTTTTTATTTGCAAACAGCATACAGAAGTAGATTGATTGACCGAGTGGCAGGTGAGGTTAATTCGATTCCGTCACTTAGGCGGCCTCCTAGCAATCAATCTTCTTCTGCGTGTTGCAATTAGCCTATCATGGCCTCCAAGAAAACTGGATATAGCGCCAGTACACGCAGAACTTATACGCGATACTCAAAGAGTAAAGGCGTTGGCATTAGCCTAGTGCTAATCAATCTCAATGCCGTAAGTTGAGTGGCTTGCACATGATGCAAGCATAACTTATTCAGCCAGCTTGTACGCGAGCATTAACGCTGATAGCCATTAACGCTTAGTCCAGCTAATTAAGCAAAACAAAGTAAGTCTGTGCCGCTTACATGGCGAGAGGCACAATATATTCAAGCCTTATCTTAACGGATAGGGCTTTTTTTATGGGCAATCATATTATGAATATTAACGATTTAGGCATGAAGCTATTAAAGCAATTTAATTTGCCCGAAAAAACAACCGATATTGATATTCACATTGGTGCTGGGCAAAAGCCTACGATAAAAGCCACTTTTATTATTGATGATGGTGAAGTGGATGAGTTGCTAGCTACATTATCAGAGTACAAGCGAGATAACTAAATGGCAGACAACACAGCAACCAACGATGTAACTGGCGATAGAATCACAACCAAACGTAGCACAACATACGCTGATAACTACTCACAGATAGACTTTAGCGTAAAGCTACAACCAGCTAATGAATTACTAAAAGACCCGATAGATGGGTTTAACGATACAGACGAAAAAACATAAGGTTAAATCATGGCAGCGAGAAAAATCAGACCGCGCCATCAAGATGAAATACGCGAGAAAATACAAGTAAGCAACTTAATCACTCGTGTACAAAAATACGCATTAGGCGAACTTGATGATGCAGACATCAGTTCAAATAGACTTAATGCAATCAAAATGTTACTTGCAAAAACTTTACCTGACTTATCCAGTGTTGAAATGACTGGATTAAACGGTGCGCCATTGTCACCACCTACAATTAAGATTGTAAAAGACAGTGACAAATGAGAAAGAGTTAAAGCTACTTAATCACCAGTATGAAGTGGTAACAGACACTACTACAAAGATAATAGGGCTTATATCAGGTTACGGTGGCGGTAAAACATTTGCAGCTTGCCAAAAGGCAGTAACGTTACTTATTCAAAACGCTGGCTTTGATGGAATCATCACAGAGCCAAACTATCCTTTACTTGTACAGATTCTTATACCTGAATTACAAAAGACGCTTGAGTTCTTTGAGATACCTTATCGCTTAAGTGTTGCCGATACTATTTTCTATTGCAATGTGGGCGGTGTAGAAACTCGAATCATTTGCAAGTCTATGGAATCGGTAGATAGGATTGTAGGCATTAACGCTGCATGGGTGGTGATGGATGAGTTCGATACCGCTAAATCTGATGTAGCTTATGGCGCTTATTTGCGATTGCTTGCACGTATCAGGGTAGGCAATATTAAACAGATGGTAATTACCTCTACTCCAGAGGGATTTAAAGCCATGTATCGCATCTTTGTCACTGAAAAGGATAAAGGTGATAAGCGATTAATTAAAGCACGTACACGCGACAATAAACACTTGCCTGATGACTACATAACAACATTAGAGCAGATATACCCAAGCAATTTATTAAGCGCATACCTAGACGGTGAGTTTGTAAACTTAACCGCTGGCAGTGTGTATGCTGAATTTGACCGCACACTTAATTACTGCAACACCACAATACAACAGAACGAAGCCTTACATATTGGCCTCGATTTCAACGTCACCAAGATGGCGGCAGTGGTCTATGTGTTACGAGATACACAGCCTCATGCAGTGCTAGAGTTTACAGATGTGTTTGATACCCCTGCAATGTGTGCGCTTATCAAGTCTAGGTTACAAGGCCATCCGATATACATATACCCTGATGCAAGCGGTCAGGCTAGAAAATCAAACAACGCTAGTGAATCAGATTTAAGCATATTGCGCCAAGCTGGATTTACTGTATTGGTAAACAGTCGCAATCCAGCCGTTAAAGACCGAGTGTTATCAACTAACAACATGATTAATTCGCAAGGTATTAGACGGTTAAAAGTAAACACCGATGCTTGCCCTGCATTGACTGAATCGCTAGAAAAGCAAGCGTATGACAAGAACGGTGAGCCTGATAAGTCAAGCGGACTAGACCACGTTATAGACGCTGCAACCTACTTTATTGCTTACAAGTTCCCTATCGCACGAAACACAATGCAACGGATAAAAACTATTGGATAAAAGATGCTAGATACCACAAACCCACAATATGAGAAATGG